GGTAACGCGTACTTCCACAATACAAGGTAGGCCGCTGATCGCGTCCACTGCGAGTCAGTCAGATAGCTCGCGTCCATCTCGCCTTTGATGCCCTTGCGGTGCCACCAGCGATTGCGGATTTCGCGCTCTATATCTGCCTGCGCTCTCGCGTGTTCATCAGCAAACGTGTCGATGCCAAACTCTAGGATGTCAGGGATGAGATCGGTTAAATCAGTGTCTACAGAAAATGCCATTTGCTCACCACTTCACTTTGGCCGCCCAATAGATGGGATCGAATACGGTTGCGTTTGCTAGGGTTTTGCCGTGCCTTGCGTACCACGCCTTGCGCATTGCCTTTGACTTGGCTGACTCGCCTTCTGTCGGTGGGTACGTCTTCGCGCCTTGTGCGCCAAAGCGAACTAAACGAATCGTGTCACCCTTCTTAACCAAAACCGCGTGCGACTTTGTAGGATGGTTCCTCGTCTTCTTTGGCCGATTGTAGTCTGCGAAACGCTCACCACGATAGATGACAGGCATGTAATCCCCTAGAGAAAAGCGGCCCCGAAGGGCCGCCGTACTTCTTACTGAGCCGCGTCGAACAGCAACTCAACACCGTAGTCGTCATCAAGCTCGCCAACGCCGTAGATGGCAGTAGCGTTTAGCTCGAACGCACGGAGAGAGGCGTCACGCTGTGTCTCAAGGTTGAAGTCACGCTTCATAGCGATAGCGAGGGCTTCTGGTACGAATACCGCGCCTTTCGCATCATCTGAACCGTCGATAGACACGTTGCTAGACTCGTAGATGTCGATGCCACCGATCTGGCCGACAAACGCGTTTCGCATTGCGTCGTTCTGCAAGTCACCACCGTTAGGGTTAACAAACGTGTTAGTGAGGTTTGCTTTCAACTGGTAAGCGTGCCAAGGGTGTACAACCGCCGCCATTTGGCCGCGTGCCTTGTTTGTCTTAAGAGTCGCAGCCGCTTTCATCAAGTCAGCAACAGTGATCTCTGTACCTGCACCACCTAGCGAGCTAGAGAAGCCGTCAAACAGAGCAATAAGATCCTTGTCGATCTTAGTAGCAATTGCGTTACCCAATACAGTACCAAGCTCTTCAGCAGGGTTACCAGCACCCATTGCCGCGAGATCAGTCAGAATAACCTGCGCACCAACTTCAGAGACAGTGATTGTCTGCGAAGTAGTAGACACAGTGGTAGAAGACATATCAGTGCCCTCAGTCAACGCGCCTGCGGTGATTGCTGGGTACTTAGGTACTTGTACGGTTTTCCCAGCTTGGTTGCCGATGTCGTAACGAGTTACGAGGCCAAGCATGAGTGATTCTTCTTCAGCAGTGAAACGTGCTTGAAGGATGATATTTGCGAACAGATCGTCCAGCGTTGTTGAAGTAGTAGCCGCCATGATGAAGTCTCCTATAAGTTAGCGGTTAGCTTTTTGCGCTAGCTTGTACTCACGAAAAGCGGCTTTTCCGCCTTTATCGTAGTTAGCTAGCATGTCAGCCGCCGACATAGGTTTCGGCGTAGCACCTCCAGCCGCTCCCATTGATCCAGCGCCGCCCTGCGATGCCTTCACAAAATGTGGATTAGCCGTTAGGAAATCAGATACAAGCTCGTCGACTGTCAGCAGTTCACCTTTGTCGTTATACCTTGGCGTCCCGTTAGTATCGTAAACCTCAACTGAGCCATCTTCAGATAGCTTAACGGAGCCTTTCAGCAACTGACTAACTTGCTCTGCTGATACAGCATTGTTTCTGCTTGCGGCTGTCAGTAACGCACCATCGACTAAGGTAGCCTCTAGGCGTGACTTGTAGCCCTGTATTTCCTGATCTTTCTTTTCGACTGTATTACGCAAGATAGATTCAAACTCACCGCGATCCTTCTGTTGCTCTAACTCAGCTTGTTGCCTTTCGGCCAACAGTTGGCGCACTTCGTTTACGTCGATATCCTCGTATTTCTTTTCGACTTGCCGCTTAGTGCGGGCAATCCGATCAGACACGATTCGATCTAACTCTTCTTGTGTGAATGTCTTAGTTTCCTGAGTTTCTTGCTCTTCAGCTACGGGCTCAGTCACCGCTTCAACCATGATTTCATCGCTCATGTAACGTATCCTCTTACGAGTAGGGTTAATTGTATCAAATTAGCGTGATTTGCGCTTTTTCTTCTTTTTGTCTTTCTTGTGGTAAGGCATGTTTACTCTCCTTCAAAGACAGGCCGAAATCTGTGTCTGCAATTATACCCGCCTCCAACAACAAACGGGCTACCTTCGCGCTTGCCGCTCCACTCGCCGCTCCACGCTTCGTTAATCTCTTCAATCGTCATCGTCTTGCCGACGTGCTTGTCACAATGCTCGCGAGTTTTGCTGTCGTCAGGGCCGTAATACTTAAAACGTGTTGCGCCTGCGCCTAGTGACATATTAGCCGTAATTGATCTATCAAAGTCCATCAGGCCGTCGTGCAATGCCACCTGTGCGTATCGCCCTAGATCGGCGTCTACACTGTTGCGTATCTGCTGTACGCTATCAGCAAAGCTCGCGCCCGTTAAGGTGTTCTTGTATACCTGCGTCGCCACCTCCTCGATGAACTCTTCCCCCAGAGCCTCAAAGCCGTTAAACGTAAGCTGTTGCAACTGACTAACGACTGCGCTGTCTAGCTGTGCAAATGCCGTGTAGTTGCCGAGCATGGCTTGCGCCTCTGCCGCCACGGTTGCGTATTCCCTCAGTATGTCGTCAATCTCTGTCAGGTACTTTTCGCGGACAACCGATGCAATCTCAGCGCGTGCGTTAACTGCCCACTCTAAGTCGAACAGTTGCCCATCACGCAATGGAGCGCCAGACATAAGCTGGATGATCTCTTGATCTAGCTCTGCAAGCGCCTGCGCCAGCCTGCGTTGGTGACGCTCGGCCCGTGCAATGACAGCGCGAGCGTGATCGGTATCAGCCGCCATTCTCTACGACTTCAGTGAATTGGCCGACAGCGCGTTGTGTACCTTCGATCTCGTCGTGCGCTGATGCGAGTAGCTCGTCATCAAGAATTAAGTCTGCGATCTGCTTATCAATTGCCTTAGCAAATACGTCGGAGCGAACGCCCGATGCTTTCGCCTGCTGTAGGAATCGAAGCTCTGATTCGTAATCGCGGATATCAAACGAGTCAGGGTAACTAATCTCCACCTCGTGCGGATCATGCCCCTGCCATAAGCAATAGAACATCCACAGTTGCTCTTCTGCCAGCTCTAAAATGTCGGCTTTCTCTGACAGCTTGGCGTTTAGCATTTGGAATTCAGTCTGCATCGCTACGCCTGATTGCAAGATTGCCTCAGTGCCACGTACTGCGCCCATGTGCGCCATGCGGTTAATAGACTCGATCTTGTCGGTGATAGATGCGCGGATAGCGTCGAGGTTAGCGCCTGATGGCTGTAGCTGGTACGGCTTTAGCCCTGCATCGCTGTCCTCAGAGATATTGATAACCGCGCCTGCCCCTGCGCTTGCGTCCGTCTCGTAAGTCTTAACGAGCGTTGGGTGATTAGATATGCGGATCAGTTGCTCAATCTCTGACAGCTCCTGATAGATCGCTTGTTGCATGTAAGCAATGTCGCTGATGTCGCTAATACCCATGCCACGAACAATAGATCGGTTAGCGGGCAGGTTAACCGCAGGAATCTTGCCGATAGGGTTTTCGATCTCTTCTAGCAATGCGGCATCTGCGCCGTCGTAACGTATTAGGCAAATCTTGTCTTTGTACCACTCGCGGAAGTGGGTAACCGTTGTCGTGCCATCTACGCGATCAACTGACTCACGAATCTTTAGGTATACCAGCTCATGCCGTCCGCTCGGCTGTCGCTCCCATCGCCAATCGTAGACGTTCTCAGGCGTAATCAGCGTGACGTAGGGCCGTATTTCTTGCGCCATCTCTTCAGCGCGTGTGCCTGCGTTGGACTGCGGCTTGTCCATCATTAGCCAAACGTGCCCGTAAACACTGCTCCAAATCTGGGCCTCGCGCATGAAACTATTGAAGTTCTGGCCGTCAAGGTTTGCGTCCTTAATAAACGCTTCTAGATCGGCACTACCCTCCATGCCAGCGAAGTTACGAGTAGGCGTAACACGCCACAAGAACGATGAATAAACATGCACGACGTTACGACAGTGATTGTCTAACGGGGTAAGCGCCAGCCTGCGGCTGTAGGCGTTCTTGTCCTCGTTGAGGTAGCTGGTTAGGTATGAGCCGTCGCGGTAATCCTCACCGCCCATGTAACTCCTAACGTAAAACTCCCAGCGGTTTACGTTGTTCTCGTAATCGGGGTGCTGGTACTCGATATCATGGTTGTAGATCATGTCCACCTCTGCGGCTGTACAGGTGTATGCGCCTTTTTGATTGGGAATAAGTAATCAACCGCATAGCCCAGTGCATCATTCATGTGATCGAATCCGTCCTTTTCGGGTTGGCTAGTGCCTTCCTTGTATGTGTGACGTTCCAAGCTCTCAATCACCTTTTTGCACTTAGGATCAACGTACAAACGCCGCTTGCCATCGCTACTCAATAAGCGAGCGTTAACCGCA